GATTCGATGCGCGACAAGGCGAAGAAAGACGCCGCCTATCTGCGTAGCACGAAACTGGGGAACGCCAACAGCGGCGGACGCCCCTTCGGGAAGTAGGACACCATGAAGGATGGTTCAACACCACGCCTAGTGAAGGCCGCCAAGGTGCTCGTCACCACAGTGAGAACTGGTGGCGGCATCGGTGAGGTCGGCTCACCGTCTAAGAGCGGCGCCCGTAAAGCCCTGCGCGACTGATGCCAGGGAAGAAGCCTCGACGCCCGAAGTACTGACATGGCTCTAGTACGTGGTGCTTCTCGGAACGCCATCAACACAAACATTGGGCGCCTCATCAACGAGGGGTACCCGCGCGATCAGGCGGTCGCTATCGCCCATGATCACGCCAAACGATCTAGGAAGAGGAAGAAATGACTACTTTGAATTCGGGGGACTGGAGAGACAAGCTAGAACGGGCAGCAGCTACGTTCGCACAAGCATTCCTTTCCGTGTTTATACTGGGGGACATGTCCACAATCGAAACTGCTTTCGTAAGTGCTGGCGCTGCGTTGCTGGCCCTGGTGAAAGCTTGGTGCAAGGAAGTATTGGACAAGCGGGCTGCGTAATGTCTGACGAATGGGAGATGTTTCTCGCTGAACACGGCGACGACATCACGGAAACAGTGCATGGCAACATGCGCCGTGACGTGAACCTGTTCGACATAGAAGACGGAACGCATGCGGGCTGGTGCAAAGACAGGCTCGGCGTCCTCATCGTTTTAACCGAGGAGGAAGCCGAGGGGCTTGTGTCTGAGGACTGGCGCGTCCAACACGGGTTCATTGTGCATCCCGTGTTCAAGGAGTTCTTCGGCAGGCTGATTCAGGACATGACGTTGCGGGCATTGGATGCCCGCTCCGACCCTGAGATCTAGTCCAGGTGGTACTTGTCCGCAAGGGCAGGCATCTTGCGTTTCAAAATTTCCGCCAAGAGTTGCGGCGCTTCGTCACGCCTGCGCGCCACCGTGGTTTTCGGTATACCCGTTACTCGCTCTATTTGACGAAGAGACAACTGGGCGCCGTAACGGCATTCGAGCACCATTCGGTGTGGTTCGGGGAGTTCAGCCAACGCTTCGACAACGATTTTGTCTTGAGGTGACAACCACGTCGCCGCAGACGAGGAATGCGGCTCACGACCTGGTGGTGTTTGCATCAACGCGGCAAGCTCGTTCAGTGGTCTAGAGCTGTCACCCATTGGGAGCACGGCGCGGTAGTAGTCGTTGAGTGCTCGGTCGAGTAACCAGCCCGTGGGATCCACACTGACCATTTTCGACATCGACTATCCCAACAAATCCCACACCTCTCCCGCCTTGATTGCATAGTACTCGTTTCCTTCTGGAAAAGCGCGGACTTCGGCGGCCTCTATGAGTCGGCGCAGTTTCTTGATCGGGAACATGAGTTGCCGATCATGGTGTGAGTCGTGGAGGAACAGGCGGACAGGCATGACGTTGCGGTCCCACCACAGCAGCGTCTGCCACTTATCTAACTTCATTTGAACTATTTGTTTGCGTCCGAAGCCTTGCACTTCAACCAGGTAGTCGGATGTCAAATAGTCTGGTGTGTGGCGGATACGCAGCGGCAGTTTCCACATGGCTATGGGGGGACGGTTCAGCCCGAACCTGACGTAGTTGACGCCGCACCATTCCTCGAACACGCCTTCAGCCAGGTCGCCCATGCCGTCGAGGCGTTTCCCAAACTCCTGTTCGGAGAACTGGGCGTTGCTCATAGTGGTGACAGGCCCAAGTGCGCTAATGAACAAAACACAAATCTGGTTTTGAACGCACCTGGACCTGCCACTCCGTAACCTATCACAGCTTCGTCGCCTCGATGTGATACACCAACTTGTCGTCAGGGTAGGCGATGCCGTTCAACCCGTCCAACGTGGCCTTGATCGCATTGTCCAAGTCGAAACGCAGTTTCGACGTGGCGTCAGGCATCTCCTCGATCTCAATGGTTTGATACTCGGGGGTGTACGCGATCCTCATAAGGATCGGGCCGTCGAACATGGGGCCGTCGTATGCTTCTGCGATTGTTGCCTCGTACTCCAACGTCTCCTTCGGAGTGTAGACACGTCCCCGTCGCGTCATGCGGGGGCGCCCCTTGGGTCGGGGGCGCCCCTCAACGATAAACGCGTATTCCTGATTGGGCATCTTGGAATGCTTTCTCTGCAAGTTTCCGTATCTGATACAACTGGTCGTGCTGGGGTTCACCGCCGACATAGAATTTGTGGGTGGACCTGTTGTCTAAATCCATCAACCAAGACACTACACGATCAAGAGAGTGGCCGTCGCGTGCAGCGAACGCAGCGAACTTATACAACCATCCGTGCCGACCTTTCCCTGCGCCTTGGTTCTCTATGAACGCTGACGGTGGCGGCCCATTCACAAACATTTCTTTCAGTGTGCCCCACATTGCCTTCGGCGCAGCCCTGCTTTCATGTGAAAGCGGGCGTCGCTCCATCCGTTGCGGCATTACCTTCAGCAACGCAGCCGCTTTGATGTCAGCGACCTTGCCTCGTCGGGCATTTGCCCGATGCAGAAACTCCTCCAACGGTATAGGGGTCCCGTCCTCTTCGACAATTATTTGCCTGTCGTGATGCGGTCGGTTACCAAAGTAGGGGAGCCTAACAAAGTTCCCTGGGGGGCCTGGTAGCGATTCGCTTTTCGGGAACGGCGAGTCGGTTGGTACGTCTGCGATCTGTTCGGCTGCTTGAAGACAGTTTCTCATGTCGGCAGTGGAGCACCAGGTGTCGGAGAACACCCAAATGTGGGCGCCCCCTGATCGTGTGCGTTCCACCCATGCGGGTATGTCCAACGCTGCGAGAACGGCGCGCAGGCTGAACGCATAGTTCGCCACCTCATCCTCTGTCCCCTGCCCTGAGTGGTGCTCAGACTTGGCGTCGATGTCGATGCACCCCCAAGCGCACACCCACAACGCAGGATCCATGTCGGGGTATCGGCGGTTCTCATCCCACCCTCTGGGACCGACGTGTTTGTGTTTCGGGTCGTACACCATCGGGTAGATACCCAGCGGGGCTTCACCATCTAGGTGTCGGCGGAAGTGGGCCAACGAGAGGTCTTCCCAGATGGTGTGCGGGTGGTCGCCTGATTCTCCCCACGCATAGGGGAACCCATGGAATGTCATGTGGAACCATGACGTGAGGTCAGTCATGGTCGAGCGCGCCTAGACGGTACTGGATCACCGTTTCTTCCCACGGGTCCAACAGTTTACCTGCCTTCGTGATCTCCATATTGATGGTGACCTTCTTGCCGTCGAACCTCTTGTTCTTAACCAGGGCCACACCGAACACGTTTTCTAGTTGTGCTCGTTCGTCGGGAGCCAACCCGTCGGCTTCGTGTGGGCGCCACACGGTCAGCATGAAGTGGGCCAGATCTTCTCCACCGTAACGACCCGCCTCGATGCCTAGAGCTGAGCCACGGGACGCTGAGCCACGGGACGCCTGATGCACGATGATGGTCACCGCATCGTGCCTCATCCCCAGCGACTTCAAAGCCGATATACGGGATGGGTCGTCGGCCAGGTCGGAGTCGTCTAGTTGGGAAGCAAAGTCCCAGACGAACACGTCGGCCTTGCGCCCGTATGCGTTCTCAGCCCATGTGCCCAGCATGTGGTCCGCTACGTCCAGAGGTCCCTCTGTTTGGATACCCGCCTTACGCATCGCTGCGGCGTACTGGGACAAGGTGGAGCGGTCGATGATCCGCAGGTTCCTGAGGTCTGTCTCCGACTGGTGACGTATCGCTGCAAGGATCTGGTCGTCGCCCCTGCGGGCCAGGTCGTACACCTCGCGTGGATTTCTGTTGAGCCTGATGCTCAACATGCGAGACAGCACCATCAAGTCGGGTTCGTCAGGTGTCATCCACATGACGACGTTGTTCGGGTTGCGGGCAACGGCGTTGATTATCAGCAGCGTCTTGCCCGTGTGGGCTTTACCAGCCACAACCAGGCATTCACGTTTCTTTAGACCGCCGCCAAGTGCGTCGTCTATTTCGTGGATCCCAAGGGGCCACTTGTTGGATGTATCTGACGCGTCTTCTATCAGGCGTTCAGCAATGTCTAGGCAGGTAGGCAGGCTAGGGACGGCAACAGGGCGGGCGGGTTCTTCGGGGGAGAGAGTAGCCGAATCACCAGCCCGCGCCTGCTGCACCCGCGCCTGAGCCTCATCGAGGGTCAGCCGCGTGTTCATGTCACCTCACGTATGCGGGGGGGCGCGTGAAGGACGAAGGCAGTTTATCAAAGTCGATGGCGTAGCCAGCGTACCTGTTGAGGTGGGTACCCCATTCTCCTCCTAGCCGTTCAACAGGCTTGACCTTGGCGTCAGGGTAGGTCGCCACGTTGGTGATCTTCCGACCGTTGACTTCGCCAGCCGACTTGGCGCTCTGATTGCAGTAGAAGTTCGAGTCCATCGACCCGAACGTGATGCCGCTGAGGCGCTCGTACTCAATGGCTTGAGTAACGTAATCAAAGGCATCCTCCCTGATCCACGGCGACTTGGGGCGTGTACCAGAAGCCGCTGAGACGCCCTGTGAGGGCGCCTGAGGGGCTGCGGGGGGCGTTGGGGGGACTGGTGCCACCTGAACGCCTGGCATGGCCTCAGCAATCGCCTGTGCGGCTGCGGTGGCAAACGTGTTTGCATTCACGATGCCATGCAGGTCGCTCCAGTTGGCACGCACCTCTTCATACGTGAAGACACCCGCACTTACCAAAGCAGCCATTACCTGAGCCGTCGCAGAGTTACAGTTCTGCGCGACTATCAACTTGTCCTTATCCATTTGCATCCTCCGATGCTGTCGTATTGCCTTTGCAAACAGACCAGCACGGCGCCCACTTCTCGGAGCACCACCAGCCTGCATCATTCAACGGCCAAACCTTCAGGCTTGACTGTTCCACGAGGCGGCTCGCCGCCTCGACCTTGCGTCGCAGGAACTGGAAGTCCTGCTCGCCTCGTTCAACTGTCAACGATGACACCTCACCCTTGCTGCCGTACATGCAGTAGAACGTCATCGTCTTACGGCCCGTCGCCCAACAGTACGTGGTGGACTGGGGATCCCATTTCCTGTAGTCCGACTTCTGAAAATCGGTCTTGAAGTAGTCACGGCCAGGGAACTTCCAATCAACCAAACCCATGTTGCTATCTATTAGGTCGATGCGTCCCGTCAGCCGAACGACACGCTCGTCGTCCTCAAACAGCAACTCGTTGAAGTCCACCTCCACCCCGATGGGGGTCAGGCTCGGGTACACCTGCTCGTACCATGAGTCCAACCTCGTTGCGCCCGTCTTCTCCATAGCGGAACGAGACTTGAACTTGTCCCACTTGGTGATCGTCGGAACGAGGTCGTCCAACTCGTGGACGAACCGCTCATGGAGGGCAGTATAAGTCTCGTCACAGAGGTGGATTGGGGCAGCCATCAACCCGTCAGGAACCGTGATGATGTACTCAACAGCGTTGTGACATGCGGTGCCCAGCACCGCAGCGTCACCCTCGAAGTCAGGTATAAGCTTTGCCCACATGTAGTGCGCCCGCTGGGGGCACATGTCCAACGCCTTCAGGTCGGACTGGTGCCAGGTGTGATGCCAACGTCCGTCTTCGATGTAATGCTCTTCGTTCATTTCTCTCTCCTTCTCTCTTGGGCTAGAGGCTAGCAGGCCCACCCCCTAAGGGGTGGGCCGCTGGCCTGCTTGCCTGCTAGCAGCCAGTATAACACTGTTCTTTCCGTAGGTCGCGGACGGTCACTGGTTCGCTGCCTCCCGCGCCGCATTGGTGGCGACGGGATGGGCCAAGATAGCAGCCATTTCCTCCTTGCTTATCTTGTTGGCGGGCAACGCCTTGGGTAGGAACCTCATACCCAGGGTGTGGCCGAAGTGGTGTTCCTCGGCCCACGCCTCGAGCAGGCCCCTCGCACCCACCGCCAACATGGCGTTTTGAACTGTGCCGTTCCTGCTTGTCCTTATACGGGAAGCCTCAACGACTGCGCCCCGTCGGTCCTCAAACACGAGGTCAGTGGACGCCAACGCTTCGCCTGGTTTGTTCACCGCCTCCTGCACGAGATGCCACAGGGCACGAGTGCGAAGTGTCTTGTAACCCCGCTGCCTGTCCACCCCTGTCGGGGTGGAGATCGCTGGAATAATCTTTTTATTCATCTTGCTCTCCTTCTGTCACCTCCAGTGACAGCACTTGTGCTTTGGATGTCTGCCATCGGCCAGTTGTCACGTTGCCGTCTTCATCAACGACGAACGGGATCAGCCCCGTCAACAGCACCTCGTATGTCATGCTTAGATTCTTTGGTTTCCCCACCTTTCTCCTTCCGCTCGTTTCGCATTGTGCATATACGGTCTATCATAGTACGATACGTTGTGTGTGTTCAAACCCCCCCAAGCGCAGCCCTCCTCAATGGACGCCGCTTCTTCGGAGCAAGCCCACCCCAAACACCGAACACCTCAGGCGCCGACACCGCATAAGAAAGACACTCCTCCCTCACAACGCAAGAGGCACACACAGCCTTCGCCTCCGAAGGATCACCGTTACCCACCTCCAAGTAGAAGAGATCAACAGGTATCCCCGCACACGCAGCATCCTCTCTCCAACTCATTCGGCAAGCTCCTCAAACACGGTGCCCCAACAGTCCCCGCAGATATACCCGAAGCCGTTGCGGGCACCCATCACCAGTTCACGCTCAGCCGACGACAAGGCAGGAAACAGATCCTGAACCAGCCCCTCCCTGAGCACAAACCTATTCCACGCCGCCGTCGGCACGCCACCCGCCAGGTGCCGCTCCTCGCCGCAGGGGCCGCAAGTAGCCCTGATCTCACTACCCTTCATCCATCTCTCCTATCTGTTCGAGCAGCCACCCGTATGCGGCTGCTGCCTGTTGCGGGACAACACCGTTGCCCAACATCTTCAACTCTTGCGTGCGGGACAGACCCATGTCGCACACCCACCCACTAGGCAGACCCATCATCCACTCCACGAACCAGGTGGACACACCCTTCTCGTCGGTGGGCGGCGGCGCTACCCGTCCAAGCCGCTGCTCCCATCGTCGGACGGCAGGTTCATAAGCACCGAAGCAACTGAGTCGGCGTGCTTCTCCGCCCGCTTCTTCCAATCCACGTTCGGGCCGAAGCTCTTGTGGTCCCACGCCT